CGCGGTCGGCAACGCCGAAATATTCCGCTCGCTGCATGACCTGCGCATGATGGCGATCCTGTATGAAAACAAACGCGAGAATTTCCTGTGCAAGCACTGCAACATCCTGTATAAAGGGCTTGGCGTGGAAGGCTTTGTTGACATCCAGAAGGTACAGAGATGCCGCAGGGAGGAAGCGGCGGGATTCTGGAAAGGACGCCGGGTATGGCTGGGACTTGACCTGTCACAGACCGACGATAATACCGCCGTCGCGATGGTCACGGAGGAAAACGGCGTCTTTTATGCCAAGGCCTGGGGATTTCTTCCCAGTGAACGGGTGGAGCTCAAATCCAACCGCGAGGGCGTGGACTACCGCCGGCTGATCGGCAGCGGATGCTGCTTTGCCTGCGGGGAAGATGTCGTGGATTACGGCTTTGTGGAAAGCTTTATTTTGGGGCTTCCGGACAAATACGGCGTAGAGATCATGCAGGTCGGCTATGACCGCTACAACGCCATTTCCACGGTGCAGAAGCTGGAGGCAGGCGGGATGGAATGCGTGGAGATCAAACAGCATTCGTCCGTGCTTCACCCGCCGACGAAGCTGCTCAAGGAAAGCATCCTCGGCGGGCATTTCGCCTATGACGACAACCGGCTGCTGGAGATCAATTTCCAGAATGCCCGGTGCACCGAAGACACAAACCTGAATCAATATATTAACAAGAAAAAATCCGCCGGGAAGGTGGATATGGTGGTTGCGCTGATTAACGCCCTATACATGGCGCAGCAGGAACTGCTGTACGGCCGGTTTGATTTCGTCGTACAGACTTAAGGAGGACAGCATGGGGATTTTCAGACGCAGGGCAGAGGTGCGTGCCGATGCCGGAGAGGTGCAATTTGAAGACACGCTGCTGAAGGCACTGCTGGGCGGCGGTCCGGTTACCCGCGAAACTGCCCTTCAGGTGCCGACCATCAGCGGCGGCATCGATCTGATCGCTAACCTGGTCGCCAGCACGCCGGTCAGGCTGTACCGCGACAAGGGCGGCAAGGCCGAGGAGGTGCGCGATGATCCGCGGATCGCTCTGCTGAATGACGAAACCGGGGACACCCTCAACGCCAACGAATTCTGGCGGGCGATCACGCGGGATTATTACCTGGGCAAAGGCGGATACGCCTACATAAACAAAGAAAAGGGCCGCATCAAAAGCCTGCATTATGTCGATGAGGCGCAGATAGCCATACAGAAAAACAACGACCCGATTTTCAAGGACTACACCCTGATGGTGAACGGCCGGGAATACCTGCCGTTTGAGTTCCTGAAGATTCTGCGCAATACCCGGGATGGCGCGCAGGGTGTGCCGATCACCGAGGAAAACAGCAAGCTGATTGAAACGGCATACCAGACCCTTTGCTTTGAGGGCTATCTGGTCAAAAAGGGCGGGAACAAAAAAGGGTTCCTGAAGTCCGAGAAACCGCTGACCGATGAAGCGCTCAAATCCCTGCGAGAGGCTTACGCAAGGCTGTACAGCAATAACGGGGACAACATGATGGTGCTCAACAAGGGAATCGAGTTTCAGGAAACCAGCAACACATCCGCTGAAATGCAGCTCAATGAGAACAAGCTGACCAACGCGCAGGAATTTGCCAAGATGTTTCATATTTCCACCGACGTTATGGCGGGAAAAGGAACCGAAAACGATATTTCCAGCCTTGCGAGGCTGGCCGCCATCCCGCTGATGACTGCCATTCAGTGCGCGCTCAATAAGGATTTTCTGCTGGAAGCGGAAAAAGGGACGCTGTACTGGGCGTTCGATACAAAGGAGCTGCTCAAGGGCGACATGAAGGAACGCTTTGACGCCTATAAGACCGCGCTCGACGCCAACTTTATGCAGATCGATGAGGTGCGTTACGCGGAGGATCTGGAACCGCTGGGGCTGTCCTGGGTGAAGCTCGGGCTGCAGGATGTGCTGTATGACCCGAAGACCAGACGGATTTATACGCCGAACACCAACCGGACCAGCGTAATGGGGGAAAACACTCCGGAGGAACCCTTGCCGGCGGAGACGGATGATGCTATACTGGAATCACGGGCGAATCCCAATCACGACCCGAAGAACGGACGGTTTACCTCGAAGGGCGGCCGTTCGGGCGGGGGAAAGGCCGGCAAAACCAAATATGCGCCCTCGCCGCAGCGGAATAAATCCGGTGTGCCGATGAAACCAAAAGCTTACGCCAAGCTGTGCGGTGCATTCAGAACAAAGTATCCGGAGGCGAAGCCGGAGGATGGCGAGAAAACATTTATCGATGGAAAATATCGGTATTCAGCTACTGCGGCCGATAACGGTGGTATTGTAGTTCATCGCCGTGCAAAGCTGCGATAGGAGGAAAAAATATGGTTCCGGAAAATGATGCGTTTGTCCAGAAAATGAAAAAAAGGTTTCGTGCTTATTTGCAAAGCGATGACCCAGAGACGGTTGGAGAAATCGAGATGTTTATTCACGGATCGCAGCAGTATGAAATTGAAGAGGAGGCCGAGGCCTTTGTCGAAAGCCGTCCTCATGCAACCGCCCGCGAATTATTTGAGTTTTTCAACGCAACGGCGCCGGAAGGACTTGCCCCTGGAGACGACGGCGCTGATTTACTGGAAGATTGACGGTACAATAACGATAAGCAGGCTGCACAAGGGACGATGCCAAGCGCCATATGGCGCCGGGCACCGTCCTTTTTCATGCCCATTTGAAAGGTGGTGACAGGAATGAATATCGAAATACGTGCAGACGGTGCGCACATTACCGGATATGTCAACGTGACCGAGAAAAAGAGCCGGCCGGTGATTACCCCGCACGGCAAGGTCATCGAGGAAATTGAACCGAGAGCCTTTGAGCAGGCCATCAGCCGTGCGGCCAACATTACGGTTACGGTTGACCACGACGACAGCCGTGTCTACGCCAGCACGGAGGAAGGCACCCTGAAGCTGTACGAGGACACCATCGGGTTGCATGCGGATGTGCTGATCACCGACGAGGCGCTGATCTCTCTGGCCAAACGGGGGAAGATCAAGGGCTGGTCGTTCGGCATGTACAACGTGCAGGACGAGCTGGAGGCGCGGGCGGATGCTCTCCCGCTGCGGCATATCAAATCCCTTGATCTGGATCACGTGACGCTGGTGGTCAATAAAAACCCGGTATATTCCGCCACATCCGTCGAAATCCGGGCAGATACAGAGATCGATATGGAAGTCAGGACAACCGAACAGCCCACGCAAATTACGGAGGTCGAGCCAAAACAGCCCGACGCTCCGTTTTTTGATAACTCGGCATACCGGCGCCGGGTGGAAGCCATTAAAAAATAATTTTGGAGGAACGAGAAAATGACGAATCTGAAAGCCCTTATGGAAAAGCGTGCGGAGCTGCAGCAGCGTATGGAGGCGCTGGTCAGCACCGCCGACACCGAAACCCGCGCCATGACCGATGAGGAAACGGCGCAGTTCGACGCTGCGGAAAAGGAAATCCGTGCGATCGATGAGACGGTCGAGCGGGAGGAGCGCGCCCGCCGTACCGAGCGGAAACCGGTCCCCGCCGACGCGGAGAACCGCGCTGCCGAGGAGGAACGCGCTTTTGCGGATTATGTTATGGGCAAGGTCTCCGAGCTGCGTGCTGGCGAGCAGAACGTGGACATGACCAACAACGGCGCGATCATCCCCACCACCATCGCAAACCGCATCATCAAGGCGGTGAAGGACCGCTGCCCGATTCTGGCGGGCGCCACCGTATACAACGTCAAAGGCAAGCTGAAGGTGCCGGTGTGGGGCAAGGCCAACACCACCCATGATATCGCGGTGGGCTACCAGACCGAGTTCACCGAGATTACGGCGGATTCCGGCAAATTCACTTCGGTGGATCTGGACGGCTATCTGGCCGGCGCGCTGACCCTGATCGGCCGCAGCGTGGAAAACAACGGTTCTTTTTCGGTGGTCGACTTCATCGTCAGCCAGATGGCCGAGGAGATCGCCTCCTTCCTGGAAAAGGAACTGCTCAACGGCACCTCCGGCAAGGCGACCGGCGCACTGTCCACCACCACCAGCGTGACGGCTGCCGCGGCTGCGGCGATTACCGCCGACGAACTGATCGACCTGCAGGCTAAGGTAAAACAGGTCTATCAGAACGGCGCATGCTGGACCATGCATCCGGATACTTTCACGGCGATCAAGAAGCTCAAGGACGCCAACAACCGTTATCTGCTGCAGGACGACGTGACCGGCGAATTCCCGTATCGCCTGCTGGGCAAGCCGGTTTATTTGTCCGACAACATGCCGGTTATGGCGGCGAGCGCCAAGGCGGTGCTCTACGGCAATTACAGCGGCCTGTCGGTCAACATGCGGGAGAATATCTCTATTGAGGTCTTGCGGGAAAAATACGCCACGCAGCATGCGATCGGCGTGGTATCCTGGTTCGAGTTCGATTCCAAGGTCACCGACAACCAGAAACTGGCCGTGCTGACCATGAAGGCGGGTTAATATGAAAATTCAGGCCCTGTGCTGCTTTGTCGGCAGCATCTGCATGGTGAAAGGTGAGGTGCGGGAGGTCAGCGACGAGCTGGCCTCCGACCTCATTGCCGCCGGATATGCGCAGGAAATGGAGAAGCCCGGAAAAACACCTTCCAAAAAGGCGGTGAAGCAGGGTGACCATCGATGAAGTAACCGTTGAACAGATCAAGCAATATGCGATCATCGACCACAGCGACGACGACGCGTTGATCCGGGACATCCTGATGCCGGCGGCAAAGGCGCACATCACGGAATACACCGGGTTGACCGGGGAGGATCTGGATAAACACGAAAGCCTCACGCTGGCGTATATCGCCCTGTGCGCGTTTTTGTACGACAACCGGTCGATGAATATACTCAACGAAAAGCAGAATGCCGTGGTGCAGAGCTTTCTGGATGCGCACCGCATCAATCTGCTGTGAGGTGGCGGCATGGTGACAGGAATCAACCTGACCCCCGGAGAACTGCGCACGCGCATCCGCGTGCAGCGCTGCGTCCGCAGCCGTCCCGACGGCGAAATCGAGGAAACCGAAAGCTGGATCGATCTCGGAAACGATACCGGGGAGGATCCGCCGCGCTATAAGCGCTGCCAGTGGATCGGCGTGCACGGCGCCGAGGCCTGGACTGACGACGCGCTGATGGGTACACAGCAGGCCACTATCCGGCTGCGGTTTGATCCGGGAATATCCCCGTCCTGCCGCGTACTGCTCGGCAATGAGGTTTGGGAGATTGTGAGCGTGGACGACGTGCGGCAGGCACATGAATGGATGGAGCTCAGGCTGATCCGGAAGGAGGCGGGATGATGCAGGATATCCGAAATCTGGTACAGATGACACTGGACAGGGCGTTTGCCCGCCAGATTCCCGTGGTTGCCGAGGAGCTGGTAACCGACAAAATGCCGGAGGAATATATCGCGTATTCGGTGGTGAGCAGCACCTATTCCGCTTACGCCAACAACCGGCCCATTCAGCGCCGGGACAGCGTGGATGTCGACTGGCACGGCAGCCGTCTGTCCAAAAAGGACGCCCGTATGGCGGCCGTGGAAGCGGCGATGCGGGCGGCGGGGTTTCTGGTGGAATCGCTGCCGTATGATCTTGGCCGCGACCCGGTAAGCCGGCGGTATGGCGCCACGATGGAATTTGTGCTGTATCGGACGGTGTAGCGCATGAAAACGACGCCGGAAAATTTTTCTTCGGTTGTTTTTGCCGATATTCAGCAAATTGTCGATGAAGAAAGCGGCCGTGCCGAGGCCTTTGTCGGGCAGATGGCGGACAGTGCCAGACGGCGGGTAATCGACAAAAGCCCGGAGCACGCGGTGCCCTATGCAACGGGCAAACGCCGCCCCGGCCGCTATAAACGCGGATGGATTGTGAAAAGGGAAATCAAAAACGGTTACCGCCAGTTTATCGTGACCAACAAAAACGATCCCACCCTCACACATATTCTGGAATTCGGCACCGCGCAGCGGACAACAAAGGCGGGGCAAAACCGCGGCAGTGTAAAAAAACATCCGCATATTCGCGCAGCGTATGATGAAACGGTCGCCGAGTATGCACAAAAAAAGATATAGGAGGACAACTCAATGGGACAGGCAAAAGGTTATCACGGCGCAGACAGCGCCAAATACAAGATGTCCGGCAGTGAGGGCGCGGTTACGGCTATGCCGTATCTCAAAAGCGTATCGCTCGACCGGCAGATCAATTCCACCTCTCAGTACGCCAACAACCGGCAGATTATCAAGGTGTCCACCGATAACGGATACACCGGCAATCTGGGCACTACGGCGCGGGATACCGAACTGGAAAAGTCACTCGGTATGATTATGCCGCTGTCCGGCGGTACCGGCGTGGTTTCCCGTACCGGCGGCAAGCGGCTGGAAGGGTTCTACTACGAATACAAGGAAACCGACGACGACGGGGACAAGGTCATCAAGGTGTGGCTGCTCAATGTGGAGCTGACCGAGCCTTCCCTCAACAATTCCACCGACACCGACAGTGTGGAGTTCGGCGAATACGTTTACCCCATCACCGTATACGGCGCCCGCGTGAAGGACAGCGCCGGCACAGCCGATTATGTCGACGACCGCGGCAACAAGCTGGATTGCTTCATGGTCATATCCGCGCCCGGCGACGCGGGATACGACGACTTCGGCACCACCGTTCCGGTCCCGAAAGCACCGGCGGCGTGAGAATTTTGCAGACCGGCGCCCGTCGCACATACGGCGGGCGCCTTTTTGCAGACGGGAGATTCCTATGACACTGAAAATCGGAAGAAAAAAATACCCGCTGAACACGGCGATGATTTCGCTGCTGCGCTACCGTAAGGAGTTTCACAGCAGCTTTTTTCGGGAGTCTTCCGACGGCGCCGCGGCAGCGCTCGCAGCGGTGCGGCTGGTGTGGGCCAGTATCGAAGGGGATAAGCCGGATTTTCCGGATTTTCTGGATGCTGCCGCAGCCGCATCGGGCTTTCTCGATCAGGCGCTGGCCGTGCAGCAGGCCGTGTTATACACCGACGCCGTTTTCACCGAAGCGAACGCCCCTTCAGCCGGTGATGACGATCTGGATGAGCTTACGGTGCTGGCTCTCATGGCGTCGTCCGGGCTGGATTATACCCTGGTGTATGATCTCCCGGTTTTCGCCGTTATTGACGTAATCAAGAAATACAATCATCTGCGCACCGGTGTCTCGGAAAAGCCGGCAAATGCTTTCTGTTTCCGGAAAATGGACGGCGCGCAGGTGCGGGAACTGTACGGGAGGTGACGGCATGGCCAGCAGAAAATCCTATGAATTATGGTTTTCGGTCAACGGCAAGGACGTCGCCGCTCAGATGCAGCAGATCGACAAGAGCCTGCGCGAAACGGGATCTGAATACAAACTGCTGAAAACCAACCTGGAAAATGGCTTCAGCACCGAGAAGTGGTCCCGTGCCAAAACCATCCTCACGCAGGCAATCAGCGATGCCGAGAAGAAAGCCGCCATGCTTGCCGAGCGCCTGCGCGAGCTGGAATCCTCCGGCGAATACGGCGACGATACCGCGGAGGTCATCCGGCAGCTCAACCGGGAAATCACCGCGACCGAAAACGAGGCGCAGCGGGCACGCGACCGGCTGAAGGAAATCGACGAGCTGCGGATGAATCAAATCAAAAGCACGCTCAGTCAGGTTTCCGCGGCGCTGGATTCGGTGGGCAAAAAGCTGACGCTTGGCGTAACCGCTCCGCTTGTCGCTGCTGGTGCGGCGTCGTTCAAAATGGCCGCGGATATGGACGAATCGATCAACAAGGTCGATGTCGCCTTTGGTGACGCTGCGGACAGTGTGCATGCGTTTTCCAACGAAACGCTGACCACTTATGGCATCGCCAAATCGACCGCGTTGGACATGGCCGGCTATTTCGGGGATATGGCCACCTCAATGGGCTTCAGCCGGGAGCAGGCGGCCGAAATGTCCAAGCAGCTGGTCGGCCTTGCCGGAGACATTGCATCTTTCAAGAACATTTCGCTGTCCGAAGCGCAGACCGCGCTCGCTGCTATTTTCACCGGAGAAACGGAAAGCCTCAAGCAGCTCGGCATCGTGATGACCGAGACAAACCTGGAAGCCTATGCGATGGCACAGGGCATCGAAACCTCCACAAAGTCGATGGATCAGGCGCAGAAAACGGCGCTGCGGATGCAGTATGTGCTGGAGAACACCAAAAATGCGCAGGGGGATTTCGCCCGTACTTCCGACAGCTCATCCAACCAGCTGAGGATCCTGACCGAATCGCTCAAGGAGCTGGCGGCTATTGCCGGGCAGGAGCTCATCCCGATCATTACCCCGATTATTCAAAAGCTCAACAGCATTATTCGGAGCATCGGGAAACTGGATGACGGAACGAAGGAAATCATCACAAAGGTTGCCGTATTTGCCGCTTCCTTTGGTCCGCTGCTGTCGGTGTCCGGAAAAATGGTAAGTGTTATTACGGCGATGATCACGGCCTATAAAGCACTGAAAGCCGCACAGGCGGCTGCAACCGCCGGGCAGACGGCGCTCAATGCGGCTATGTCGGCAAATCCGGCCGGTGCGATTGCCGCTGCGGTGGGCGTTCTGATTTCGGTTTTGGGCAGCCTGGCGATTACTTCCGCGCTGACGTCCGAGAGTGTCGAATCCCTTTCGGATGCGGTTGATGATGTTAATCAAAGCTATACTGACTTTGTTAGCCAGAGTGAAGAAAACGTTCGCGAGCAGGAAGCGGAGCTTGCCATTGTCGAGCGCCTTGTACCGCGCTATGAGGAGTTAAACGGCAAGGTCGACAAAACGGCCGCAGAGAAGCAGGAGCTTGCCGGGATCGTAGAAAAGATCAACGAGGCGCTGCCGGGTTCCATCGAACTGATTGATAAGGAAACAGGCTTATACAAAGACAACACAGAAGAAATAAAAAGAAACACTAGGGCTAGAATTAAAGCGATCGCGGCGAAAGAGCAGGCACAGAAAGCGGCCAGTGCACAGCTTGCCTTGCTGGATGAGTCCGGCTTTACGTCGATCGAAGAGGCCGAAAAAGAGCTGGAAAGGCTGAAAAGCGAATACGGCGATATCCCCGATATGCCTTTTGATGACTTTTTTATGGCATTGACATCAAATCAAGTGCCTCTGAAACAGAATAAGGCGCAGATTGAAGCACTGGAGAATCTGATCGCCTCCTACAATGAGTATGAATCCAAGATAAGCAGTTGGCTGTCAGACGGTGGATCATTTACCAGCACCGAATCCACCAGCGGTTCCTATCTGGATGACATTCTTTCCGGAAGTTCGGGCAAAACACCGGCTGAGAAGGCGCTTGAGCAATACCAGACCGCACGCAAAAAACTCGAGCACCAGCTGGCGATGGACGAAATTACCGAAGCGGCGTTTTATTCCCGGCTGGAGACGATCAGCGCGCAGTATCTGGCGGGTTACACCGAGCTGGAGGATGAACGCAACCGGGTACAGGAAGAGGCCTACCAGTACCGCAAAAAGCTGAATGAGCAAATGCTCAAAGACGCGGAGGAGGCCAGAAAGAAAGAGCTGTCCAACCTCAAGGAATTCACCGACACGGTGATTTCGCTCGCGGAGGAGGAAGCCAACGTCAAAATCGCCGCAATCGACGCGGAGCTGGCCGCCCGGGAGAAGCTGGAGGCGGCACAGAAAAAGGAATTGCAGCTCCAGCAGGCCAAGGCAAAGCTGGCCTTTACGCGGGACGAAGACAGCCGGGAGAGCCTCCAGCGTGAGATTGCCCGTCTGCAAAGCGAGATTGACAAGCAGAACACACAGGCACAGGCGGATGCAAAAAAGGCGGCTATCCAGCAGCAGATTGACGCGCTGAAAGCTTCCACGGCGGCAACCATTGCCGGCTATCAAAATCAACTGATGCCGGAATCGGTCAATCCGTATGTTTCGCAGCTCGCGCCGAACATCACGGTGAATGCATCCGGCCTGTCCGTTGCTCAGGCACAGCAGCTGATCGATCGTGCCCTGCAAAAGCTATTATACGGGATGTGATAGATGTGCACAGCTTGATATGGGAATGCAACGGGATCCGGCTGGAATTCTCCAACGAGGCGGATGCCAGGATTTTTGCTGACCTGGACAATGTCGTTTCCAACGCTTCAGGTGTGTTCGACCGCCGGTCAGCGCCGGGGGTTGACGGTACAAGGACCTATGCTGCTGCATTGTCCGGTGCACAGATCGCCCTTGAAGGGACTGTGCTCGCTTATAATATGGGTTCACGCAGCCGGTCTGTCGACAGGGTGCTGAGTGAATACCGCAGACAGCTCTGCGACGCCTTTAATCCCCGGTTTACCGGTAAGCTTATCAAGACCACCGAGACAGGACGTTTTTTTCTGTATGCCCGTGCGGTATCCACACCGGGTTTCGGAATCATTTCCGGAGGTACTCTGCCGTTCAGCGTTGACCTGTATGCGGATGACCCTTACTGGCACAGCGACGAGATGGCGGAAATTCAGCTGGGCGTTTCATCCGCCTATCAGACCTTCCCGGCCGAAATTTCCGGGGAAATGGGGGATGTGCTGTCGATTCAGACCTATATCCCCAACCAGAGCAAAAACGAGATTTACCCGGTGGTGCGGTTCTGGCCCTGTGCGAATACCCAAATCCTGCGGAATGTGACCACCGGCAAAAAGCTGGTGTTGAACACGCGCATTACCGACGGGTTTTATGTGGATGTCGATACAGATCCGGCGGAGAACACCGTTACCCTGTGGCGGAAAACGGAACAGGGCTACGAGGAAATCGACAACGTGACCTACTGGCTGACGCTGGACAGCACCCCGGATTTTTATTTACAGCCGGGTGAGAATCTGCTTCGGGTGGATAACGCCGTGGCGGGGGTATATCCGTCGGTGACGCTGCTCTGGTACGAACGGGAACTGGGGGTGTGACGGATGGAAGTGCGTCTTTATGAATTTTACAAA